TCGCCGTCAAATGCATCTTTAGCACCACCGAGAGCAGATCTTTCAAATGCATTTAATGTGCCAGATCCCCAAGAGATTCCATTTGAATCTGTAATAGTCGTGGGAATTGGTAGAATAATTGATGCCTGAGTTGTTGCTCTACTATTTCCTAGTCCCCTACTTAATCTTTGACGTAATTGATCACCTTTAAATCCAGCCGGTTTATACTTTTCAATAGTCATGAAAAGATAGTCCGACTCTTTTGTCAGAGTGGCAAGTGGATATCGGAGACTTTTTGCCATATATCTTTTTAGGTATTTAGTCTATAATTTGCATATGGTATACTTCTCAAGTCATTTACTTCATTTGGATGTACCAAATGGAGTGGTCCAATAACCTCTTCATTTGTATAATTACGGAATTCTCCCCAATGATAATTGATACCACGGAATCCCCATTCAAACTTATTAACGACAGCTACTAATGGGTTTTGATCATATTTTAGGTATGGTGTCTTAGGAGAGTATACAAACGTGCAATAATTACCAACCTCAACTTCAGTTGATTCAACAACTTCAGTCAATACTCCCATGATTTCAATCATCAAATCATCTGCATTTTCAGATCCAGATAGTTTGTCAATTATTGATTGAACTCGGTTCATATTCCTAGTTCTATTTCGGTAAACACCTTGAATTGCCAGTTACGATCTTCACAAAAGTCCTGTGCGGCTTCCCACTTTGCTTGATTCTTAGCATATTCAGTGACTTCTTTAATGTATGATTTTGTTTTCTTAGTTTGAACTTTTGGTTCAATACACTGTCTTTTAGGTTTGATTTCAATCACATATTTTTTGATAGATCCATTACTTTCACGAACCTTAATATAGAAATCTGGAAAGTATCGGTGAACTCTGGAATCAATTGGTGAGCGATATGGAATCCAGAATTCTTCACTACCCCATTCAAGAATATTCTCATTTAGGTCACAGTAGATCATAAACTTTCTTTCCCACAGAGACCTATAAATAATGTTAGTTGGGTCTCCTCTATACTTTTTCGTATTTGAGGGGCGAAATTTACCTTTATATGACATCCATAAAAATTTTCACTATAGGTATTTAGAGTGCCAAGTCCAAAAAGAATTTCAGATCTAAAACCAGTCTTAATGAATTTAGCTCAAAGTTCACACTTTGAGATAATCATGGATGGATTTCCAAAGGGGTTGAGAAAATATTTAGATAAGAGAGGAGTTGATTCAAACTTTATCTATAGAAAGGCAGGCCTTCTATGTCATGATGCATCATTACCTGGATCATCTCTTGCTACAGTAAATGTTGAAGGTAATTTCACGGGGGTGCAACAGGAATATGCACATACCAGGCAGTTTGGAAATATTAGTTTGCAGTTTTATTGTGACTCTGAATATAAAATGCTCAGATTCTTTGAATATTGGATTGAATATATTTCAGGCGCAGGATCATCAGACAGTCTTGCCAAAGGATACTTCTATAGGATGAGATATCCTGATCAATATAAGTGTGAGGCAATGACCATTGTCAAGTTTGATCGAGATTATAATCCAAAGCATAGTTTGCAATATAATTTTATATCACTATTTCCAAAGGCAGTAACATCAACTCCAGTATCTTACGAGTCATCTCAGGTCCTTAGAATCAACGTAGAATTTAACTACGATAGGTACGTGGTTGGTTCTGCTGGAGAGATTGGTTCTGGTGGAGATAAATTGAGCAACATTGCAGATACATCAGATAATGCTCTGTATGATAGGTCATATAAAGATGCTGCAGCTACATCTGGAAGTGAAACTCTACCATCTGGATTATCCCAGTATTTTACATCGCCAAATGCATTCAAGTCTTTCAGACAGCAGTTAACAAATCAATCTTTCGTTGACGATTTTATAAATAACAAACCTGATTTTGGTGGTGACGGACTTCCTACTAGGAAATATATCAACTTTACTAAGGCATCATAAATAAAAAAAATATCATAGTATATTATGCCTTTACCTAAGTCTACGACTCCTGTCTATGAACTTGAGATGCCTTCATCAAAGAAAAAGATTAAATATCGTCCATTCCTTGTAAAGGAAGAAAAAGTTCTTATCTTGGCTCTTGAAAGTGAAGATATGAAGCAAGTTACAGATGCTGTAAAAAATGTTCTAACTGCCTGCATTCAGACTAGAGGCATCAAGGTAGATAAACTATCTACGTTTGATATTGAGTATCTGTTTCTAAATGTTCGTGGTAAATCTGTAGGTGAAGTTATTGATGTAAATGTCACTTGCCCTGATGATGGTGAAACATCTGTAGAGATGCAAATTAATATTGATGATATCAAAGTCACTACTGATGAAAACCATAATCGAGATATTAAACTTGATGATGCTTTAACATTGAGAATGAGATACCCATCCTTGAATGAGTTTGTTCAAAACAACTTCTCACAAGGTGATAATAATGTTGATGAGGGATTTGATATTATTGCAAACTGTATTGAACAAGTCTTTAATGAAGAAGAATCTTGGACTGCAACTGATTGTAGTAAAAAAGAATTGATGGAATTTGTTGAGAATTTAACAACTTCACAGTTTACTAAAGTTGAGAAATTCTTCTTAACAATGCCCAAACTTACACATACTCTCAAAGTAACTAACCCTAAGACAAAGGTTGAAAGTGAAATTGTATTGGAAGGTTTGGCATCTTTTTTCGGTTAGCCCTGGCGCATGAGAATCTGTCCTCATACTACCAGACGAATTTTGCATTGATGCAGCACCATAAATACAGCTTGACAGAGTTAGAAAATATGATGCCGTGGGAAAGAGATGTTTATATTTCTCTACTCACAACGTACTTAGAAGAAGAGGAATTGAGGTATAAACAGAAAAATGGCATCTAATCTCCTAGTAAAACCATCAGTGATTCGAGGTAGACCCTCATCACTCTTAACTTCTAATAGGGGAGGAGATGAACTAGTATCTAAACAATTAGTTTCAATTAATCAGAATATTATAGCAGTAGGGAATAATATACAGACAGTTGCTAGTGCATTAGTACGTGAAGATAGACTTAGTACTACTAGAATTAGGGGAGAGAAAAGAAGAAGAATTAGATTAGCAGAGAAAGAATCTTTTGGTGGTGCAGAGAAATCATTAGAAGGTTCTGTAGTTGCGGCGGTCAAAAGACCAATAAACGTCGCAACCAAAACTATTGCAGGTCCATTAGAGAGTTTAAAGAGGGCTTTACTTCTTCTCTTTGGTGGATGGCTTACTGATAAACTTATCAAGTTGTTCGATAAGGAAGGTGGAACTTTTAATGAAAGACTTAAAAAGTTTGGTGGGGAAATAATAAAAGGGGTGGGCCTAGCAGTAGGCGTCATGTCGATTCTTGATGGTAATTTCTTTAGAATTGCCAAAATAATGGGATCGCTTGCTTTTAAAATTGGCAAGTTTCTTGTCTTATCCCCATTCAAACTTTTAAAATCATTATTTAAGTTACGTCCTGGAAGTGGAAAGGGTAAATTTAAAGGACCTGGGAGAGTACCCAGATCAGAGAAAGGAAAACCAAAAGTAAAAGGTCTTGGAAAAGGTAAAATAAGGACAAGACTTGGCAGATTGTTTGGCAGAGCTTTGCTAGGTCTTGGTGGAACTCTTGAATTTAAGGGTGGTAGGGAAGAAGGATACGATAAAAAATTATCAGCACTAAAATCACTACTTGTTTCTGGCGCTGCATATGGTACAGGTGCATTAGTTGCAAAAGGATTAGCACTTACAGGTGCTGGACTTGTATTTTCTATACCTGCTGGTGTTGGTGCAGCTTCATTTGCGGGAACTGAATCCGCTGCATTGTTTGATAAGTTATTTGGCCAATTTAAACAAGAAGGGCAAGGAACCTTTGAATTATATGATAGAGAGGGTAGTCCTATGAAAGATTATAAATTACAAATTTTTGAAGGTGGTCAATTTGAAGTTAAAAAGACTGGAATGTTCCAAAATCCATTTGGTGCTCCAATCTTGGATTCTAGAAAAATTATTTCTGGAGAACAAACAATAAGTCCAGATGGAAAAAACGCGGAGTTGCTTGAAGCTGCGTTGAGACAAGTAACATATATGACAATAGATGATACACCTGATGCTCAATCTAGGAGAAATTATTACTTAGATGTTGCTGAAAAGGCTTTTGGCAAACTTGACATTAACCCATTTGATCGCAATCAATCATATAATGACCTTATTAGTGGAAATTCTGAGTCTCAAAATAATAATGGACTTGTTACTACAACTCCTAATCCTGAAAAACAATCAATGATACAAGGTCTGGTCAGATCTGGATTTGATTTTGATGATGCATCCAACATAGCATCTATTGTTTTTGATTCCAATGATTCAAATACATCTTCTGCTAATATTGGTGTTCCTACTCTTATTCCTGTAATTCCAACTAAAAATCCAGATAATCCATTTAATGATTTAGCAAGATCTATCTATAATGTGAGGTTCTGATTATGAGTACACTAAATCAAAATATAGCATCATTAGGAAGAAGTAGCATCTTTGCTAGAAAATCCTCTACCAACCTTACCTCTGTTGTTAAGAAAAAAAGGATCTCTAGTCAAAAATTATTTGCTGATGAAAAAAGAGTTACTTATATATTTGAACAAAAAAAGAAGAGACGACAAAGAGAAGAATCTTTAGAAGCAAGTAAATTAAAATCACTATCTACTGGTGGAGTATCCTATCTTGTCAACAAAGGAAAAGGATTCCTTGGAAGAATTATGGGAGCAGTTGGCTCTCTATTTTTGGGTTGGTTAATTCAAAATTATCCTATAATTAGGGATAATGTAATTAGATTGAAGGAAAAAATTCAGTCTATTGTATCATCGGGGAAAAAATTTTTAAGTAATACTTTCAATCAATTAAAACCTCTTAAGCAATTTGCAGAGAATAGTTATAATTTTATCAGGCAAAATTTTAATTTTGAGAATGTAAAAGTCACTATATCAAATATTGCTAATGATTTAGAAAGTAAATTTATACAACTAAGAGATTCTTTTTCTGAAAGTTTTAACTGGATAAAAGAAAATTTGCCGAAAACTATATTTGAATATTTGGGTATTCCATTCCCTGGAGCACAACAATCAGGTCAAGAATATTATGGTCCTGGTGGCAATCCAGATGGATCAGGTCAGGGTCAAGCACAACAGCAACAGCAACAATCATCGAGTAAAAATGCAGATTTTTGGACATTAGTTGCTATTTCTGCTCTAGAAGATAGTGATCCACAGGGTCGTGCAGATGTAGCGCAGTCAATTTATAATAGAAAAAGAGCTGGTGCTAAGTTTGGATTTCAAGGTGGATCAATTAGGGGACTAATCTTACAAGGAAATGGGTCACAATATGAACCTGTGCGTAGAGCACCTAAAGAATTTCGTGAAATTGAAGATAGAGAAGGTGCCATTAAGGCATTAATGAAATCAGATGGTCTCTCAAGGGAAATAGCTTCTAGAGAAGTTGATGCTACATTAGCAGCATTGACAAATAAAACGCTACAGAGAAATGCAAGAAGTTGGGTTGAAGGGAGAACAGATTTTCATGGCGCTAAACTATCAAAACCAGATAATAGTTCTACTGAGATAAGACAAAGAAATCAAAATGATAATCAATTTGGAAACTTTGTAGGTCCTGGATCAAGACAATATGCACAGACAGGAAAAAACAAATATATTGCAGCTGAACCACCTGAAGAAATTAAGTCTAGAACTAAATCTGTATCTAGACCAGAACCTCAATTCAATGGTGCTCCTGTAAGTGGTAATACTGGATCTTCAGTAGGTAATAGACCAGCAAGAACATCTGTTTCTATTAGTAATTCTCCATTTATGCCAGGAGAAACTGGAGGTGCTGAAATTGTATCCGCAATGGGTAAGCGTTTTGGCCGAGATCACCGAGGTATTGATATTGCTGCAAATAGCGGCACAGGTTTATATGCATATCTACCTGGAAAAATCACACAAAATAAATTTGATCCTGGATATGGCAATTTGATAGAGTGGAGAGATTCTGTTTATAATCAATTGCACCTATTCGCACATATGAAAGTACCTTCGTTATTACAAGTTGGTCAAGAATTTAATGCAGGAGATCTCCTCGGCAATGTTGGTAGCACTGGTAACTCAGAAGGCCCTCATTTACATTGGGAGATTGGACCAGCTGGTAATCAAGTTGACCCTATTGATTGGGTAAAAACACATTTAGGAAAAGAGATTGGATATCTAGGACCAACGATGAAAACTAGAGAAGGTGGATCTACAACCATAATTACTCCACCCGCATCACAATCTCAAACGGTTGCTAGTGAAAATTCTTCTGGAATGATGGTTACATCTAAAGAAGATTTGTTAAATAGAATTATGAAAATCAAACTTGCACACGCATAATGGCAGCTTTAGATTCAGCAAATTATTCAAAGTTTAATATTATTACAAAAAACGATCGTGGAATAGAGCAGTCTATTGATATTTCATCGTCTGTAGTGGAATTTAGATATTATGAAGATCTTTATTCTCCTATCTTGACTGCCACTGCAACAATTATGGCAACTGGTAATGTTCAGATTGATAAAAATGGTTCTAATCGAACGACTTTAATTAGTGGTGTTCCTTTGAAAGGAGGAGAAGATATTGAAATTTTAATGACTCATGAAAATTCTATTGGAGGATTAGAATTACAATCTGCAAGATTATTCATCAATAGAATATCAAATATTTCTAGTAATAACAATAGAGAGTCATTCACCTTACATATGATTTCAAAATCTGCTGTAACTGATAATGTGAATAGAGTAGAAAAAGTTCTCAGGAATAAAACAGCAACAGGACATGTACTTGATATTCTTGATAAAAATCTGAATATTATTTCAAATATTAATAATGTTGAACCATCGGTTGGAAATATAACTTATAAAGGCAATGGTAAAAAACCTTTTACTGTTATATTCAGTCTAGCATCGAAAGCAATTCCCGAATCTACAGTTTCAAATAGTGCTGGATTTGTTTTTTATGAGACTCAAAATGGTCTCAACTTCAGATCAATTGATGGATTGATTAAAGAAGAAATTGTAGCAAATTATAAAGAAATTAATGCGATTCTCAGCACATATGATCCTAAGGGAACCGATCCTAAAGAAAAAATACTTGCAAAAAATGTGATAGAAAATAATGATTTGCTTGAAAATTTGCAGTTTGGAGTTTTTTCATCGAAGAGAACTTTTTTCGATCCATATACAGGATCAATTGCTGAAATTAATTTAGATTATGGTCCAGAAGATTACAGAGACAAAATGGATAATCTTGGAAATAGTACTGTTAATAGTACTCTTGATGGAGATTTTTTAAAGCCAAGTAGAAATTTTGTTGGTGTTGTAAAACGAGGTAGTATAGACTATACTGATAAAAGTTTAGAAGAACAACTTGAAAATATTATTTCTCAAACAACTATGAGATATAATACCATTTTGAATCAGGTTATAAATATTATAGTACCTATGAATCTAGATTTGACGGTTGGTAATTTAATATTATGCGATTTTCCAAAAACTGGTTCATCTGAAATAGATGCAGAAATTAGTGGAAAATATTTGATTAAAGAATTATGCCACTATTCATCAGCAGAGTCAGCGTACACATCACTACAAATTGTTAGAGATACATACGGTAGAAAACAGTAAAAACTATGAAAAACATCGAAACACATATTGCTAAGGACAAAGAGATCCTTGACAATCCTTTGACTTCTCCTAACCAACGTCGTCATATCGAAGGTGAACTTCATGAACTTGAAGTTTATGCAAAAAACCACAAAGAAGAAATTGAAGCAGGTGATCATCACGATCCTACAGCATTAGAATTGTACTGTGAAATGGAACCAGATGCAGATGAATGTAGAATCTACGAAGACTAATAAACATGAGTGTAGTTAACGACGTATTCATCAGAAATTCATTCATAGGAATGGATGGATATAGGTGGTTTATTGCACAAGTTCCACCTGGACAAACTCCAACTAGTGAAGGTTGGGGTGAAAGAGTACGTGTTAGAATCATGGGCTCCGATACTGGAGATGGGGCAATTTTGCCCGACGATGAGTTGTTTCATGCTTTAATATCAAAGTCTGTTGAATCTGGATATGATAATAGGCAAAGTAGTGGTATTGTCGGTGGGGAAACGGTAATTGGGTTTTATCTCGATGGCGAGGAAGGTCAACAACCAGTTATTACTGGAATTATTGATAGATATGTAAATACTAGTGGGACAACAATACCAGAAGCATTAAAAAATAAGTCAACAAATTTTAAGAGTATATCTCCAGCAAATTTCGCAACATGGAGGATTGGTGCAGCAAAATTAGATCCAAATGTTAATTTTTTTAATAGTAATCAGGGAGGAACAGCGGAACCAACTGGCGAGGAGTCAGCATCTCTTAGGGGAGATGATAACGCACAACCTGGAGTAAGTGCGGCAGCTGCCAATGAGATTGATAAATTAGATGAAAAGACACCTGGACCAGATAACTGCGGCAATGTTGTATCGAGAATACAAGTAGAACTTAATAGACTTACTGTTATATTGAGAGGAATAAAAAAATATTATCAACTATATGTTGTAGAAACTGCAAATACGATTGCAAATGTAACTGACCAATTGCAAACGGTTATCAATAATATTGCTGCAGTGATAAGAACTCTAGTTCAGAGACTCAGAAACTTTATCCTCAGAAAACTTCGCAACCTTTTAAGAGATGCATTAGATGCTATCTTAACCGATGTTCTTAAAGATATTAAAGACTCAATCATTGCAAAGATATTTGACGCATTATTCTGTGCATTTCAAGATGTTATTGATAAATTGCCTTTACTGATTGCAGACTTCATTGCTGCTATTATTGGAAGATTTTTTGCAGCACCAGTTTGTGCTGCTGAACAGTTCATAAATGCAACTCTCAATAATATAATTCAAGATATTGATAACGCTATCAAACCAATTATTAGTGAGATTAATGATATCTTAAGCGGTGTTCTTGAGATTGGTGGACAAATAATGGATGCCATTGATCAAGTTCTTGGGGTGCTTGGTTTCTTGTGTATTAATAAAGAATGTTTTGATGTTAAAGAGTTTACAGCATCTCCATGGGGAGGTCCAGTTCCAGCCGCAGTGGATGATTATCAAAATTTCTTAAAAGATATTAGTCTAAAAGACATTAGTGATGATGCTACAGAATGGTTAGATGGTGCTGGATTTAGTTTAAGTGATGATTTCACTTCTCCAGGGCAGGGTGTACTTGGCAAATCATCATGTGAACTTGTACCTGAACAATGTGGTCCACCACAAATACAAATATTTGGTGGAAAGGGATCAAATGCGCTTGCATCTGCTGTTGTAAATCAGGCGGGTCAAGTTATTGGTGCAGTATTGGAAGATAAAGGTCTTGGATATGTTAGACCCCCATTCGTTACTTTCCGTGATCCCTGTGGATATGGTAGAAACGCAGCTGGATATGGTGTTATAGACGCTAAATTTGGATTCCTTCAAAAAATTATAATTACAAATCCTGGTTATGGATATATAGATTCTCCAAATGGTAGAACAACTTTCGATCCTTCCGAGGATACTTTAAATAGACCTGATCCTAGAGAAACTATTCAATTGCCTAATGGTGATGCTAGTAAAGTTGATAGAGGTAATGGAGGAAATACAACTGATCCTGGTGGTTCTGATGGTTCTGATGGTTCTGATGGTTCTGGTATTCCTGGAGTTGTACCAGGATATCCTAGAGAGAATGATCCCACTAGATTCCCTACAGTTCCTGTTGTTGGATGTTTAGATGAAGTTTTAGTTATCAATACTGGTATTGGATATGATCAGAATGATGAAATATTCATCAGTCAGGAGATTGATGGATTAGAACTCATAGCAAGATATACAGAGGCTGGACAATTAGTTAAATTGGAAGTTTCTGGTAATGTCTGTGGTTTCACTGATATTCCAGATATTACGATAAATAGTGCTACTGGTGTTGGTGTTGAACTTAGACCTGTCTTAACATTCACAAAAGCAACTGAATTTGAAGAAGAAGACAGGAAACGTATTAAGGAAGGTATCCTCCAAGTTGTACAATGTATTTCTAGCTGATGAAGATAAAGAGAACTTACCGTTTATTAGATAATCCATTTGCCACCATCTTTACTGGTCCTGGCACTGATAAGCATGAGACTGGTAGACAACTAACCACTTGGACTAGAGCTGGGAATTGTGATACACATTGGCAAAATGGTGGACATACAAGAATAACTAATGGTCCCTCTATGGAGGTGACTAATGCAAAACCTGCTCAAGTATTAGAGGAAGGGGTATCTAAATTAATAAAATGTGAAAATGGTGATTTTGTGGTCCTTTGCGATGGTAATATAAAATTTAAAGGAAAGAATATTATATTTGAAGCTGAGGGCATCTCACCTAATGGCAACATTGATATTGTTTCCAATGGTAATATTACCATGGTAACTAATGAAACTGTTAGGATTCAAGGTGGTGAAGTTCAAATTGCTGCTGAGAAAGATGTTGTGTGTGACGCTAATGGTTTTCTATACATGATAGGTGATATGAAAAATGCAGGACATCCATCAATCGTAGGAACTATTTCATCATTCCTTGGTGGTGGCTGGGCAGGATTATTAGAAGGTGTATCAAATCAGATTAGAGGTCTCAGATAATGGCTGGTTCATTTTCTACATTTACAGCAGGAAAACTTCACGTTGGTGCTATTCCATCTACCAATCTAACACTATCTAAATTACTACCTGGATTGTTGACAGTTAATGGTCCAGCATATTTTGGTGCTGTTCCTGCTATTGGCATTGATCGCGCAACAGTTTCTGTTGGCCCACCATTAGGATTAGGTCTTCCATTCTCTATGGAAGTTACTGGAGCGACTAACTTTATTGGTGCCCACACTCAAGTTGGTACCATACAAGTAGTTGGTGCTGCAACCAAACTTGCAATTGATACATCTGCTGCTGTTAAGATAAACACTGGCGCATGTGTTGAGGCATCTGCACATACAACTGCTGGTAAAAACTTAACTGCTGCACCAATTACATCTGCAACACAAGTTAAAGCACCACTAGGGACATTTGCAGCCGTATCTGCACCTTTTAAACAATTTAATATTCAACATCCCACTAAAAAAGATTATAGACTCACATATGCATGTATAGAAGGACCTGAGTTTGGTGTATATTATAGGGGAAAGACTAAAGATAAAGTAATTCCACTACCAGAATATTGGGTAAATCTTGTCCACGAGAATTCAATTACTGTTCAACTTACACCGATGGGTAAAGCATGTAGTTCACTACATGTTAAGAGTATATCCAACAATCAGATCATAGTTGGGCATCAATGTGCAGATTTAGAATATTTTTATCATGTTACTGCGGAGAGAAAGGATATTGGTGATTTAGTTGTTGAATACAAAGGTAGTGATGATATGGAATATAAAAAATCTCCTGTTAAGATCAAGCGTGATGGTAGTCGTGTTGAAGATAGATATATAAACTACAATGAGGTTTGATTGATGTCTAAGAAAGAACTTAGGGACAAATATGATGACGAACTGCCACGCCTCAAGAAAGATATAGTGGCATTAGAAAATCTAAAGAAAGAGTCTAATAGGTATGTACCTATGTTAGTTACTCTTGCATCTACACCTGATAAAAAGATAGCACAGTCTGTTGTTGATTATAATAGATTAATTGATGAAGCTGTTGGTATTGTTTCCACAGCAATTGGATGTGGTTGTTCTGTTGCTGGTGTTGGTGTTACTGTTTTTGTTGGTGTATCGACCACTTATTATGAAGTAGCAAAAGCATCAATGGAGAATCTAAGTGGTGGTGGTTATGGTGGGGATGATCCTTATGGTGATGCTGGAACTATAAACTTAACCAATGGTGTTGGTAGTGACACTACAATCAATACTCAGAATTTAGGGAAAGGTGTTGATAGTTTTGTTGGATCTGGTTCTAGTGTTGTTATGCGTGTGATTTATGAAAATATATTCATGCCCAGTATATGTGCAAAGACTTGTACAGAATTAGAAGAAGAAAGACAAGCTAAATTGACTGAAGCATCAAATGCACAATCTGGAAGATCCTCACTTATAGGTCAGTCAGATACTTTAAAGGATGAGATTGCAGAGTATGAGATTCAGATATGGGCTGTCGAAGCGGGTCAGAATGAGACTCAATCAAAAATTAATAGAATCGAGACATTTCTTCCAAATATCCAAGGGGACTGAACCAGTTTGCAAACTGGCCTACTGCCCTTGTATTCCAAGCGATACTGGGGTATAATTACTAGGTAATCAAAAGACACCACATGTTTTCAGAAACTCTTCAAAAGTGTGTGATTGACATTTGTATGCGTTCTTTCAAACTATTGGGATCTGATGGTTCTGAACGCCAAATTTTTTGCAATACTCCAAAACAGTTTCTTGATGTTCTTGCAGTTGTAGAGGCGAGTCTTCCAGAAGATCAAGTTTCATATGCAGGTCTCTTAACAATGTAATAGTTGGCTTCCTTAGCAATCTGGTGAATGCAGCAAACTCATAATTTGCCTAAGGTGAGTTCGATCCTCACAGGAAGCATAGTTAGTTTGAGCCCGACCACGGGTATTGAATGTTTACTTGCTAAATATATCATAAAGCAAGTAGCGTTTCTATATCCATGCCTCTTAGTAAGCTCCAAAATTTTATTAAGAACACCGAAGGTAAACTACTATATGTCAATCCAAATGACATTGGTGCTACCGATAGTATTGAAAACCAAGGTAATTCTTTATCACAACCGTTCAAAACAATACAAAGGGCTCTGATTGAAGCTGCCCGTTTTTCCTACATCCGAGGAAATAGTAACGATTTGTTCGATAGAACTACAATTCTATTGTTCCCAGGCGAACATATAATTGATAATAGACCTGGATTTAAAATCAAAGATGATAATGGTACAGCAAAGGCTGTATCTCCTGCTGGTGTAGAAACACTTGCACAATCTACTCTAACTTTATCTGTTGAATCAGTCTTCAATTTGGGTGTTGAAGACAATATGCTCTACAAGTTCAATAGTGTGAACGGTGGAGTTATTCTTCCTAGAGGTACTGCAATCGTTGGTCTTGATTTAAGAAAGACCAAGGTTCGTCCGCTATATGTTCCAAACCCTACAGATGATGGTGTTCCTGCATCAGATCTTATTCGTCTAACTGGTACTTGTTACTTTAGAGATTTTACTTTCTTCGATGGACAACTAGACTCTACTGTATATACTGACTCCCAAGACTTCTCACCTTCAAATAGATCTAAACCTACATTTTCACATAACAAACTTACTTGTTTTGGTTATGCTGATGGTGTAAATGAGGTTGATGGTACAGGGTTAACTGACCTTGACATGTATTATAGCAAACTATCTAATGCTTTCAACGAAGCATCTGGTAGAAATATTGATCAGAAGTATCCACAACTTCCTGGTGGTTTCTCCAAATCTAGAATTGAGTGGGAAATCGTTGGTGCCTTCGCAGCTGACCCAGTAGAAATTAAGACAATTATCTCTGGTGATGGCATCACACCAAACACTCAAATTACAGTAACAACTCAGACAGAACATGGACTAACTTCAGGCACTCCAGTTAAGATTACTGGTGTTAATCCTGATGCATATAATATCTCAACATTCGTACAAGATGTACCCAGTAGTACAAAATTTACCTATCTATTACCTGCTGTCGATCCCCTCCTAGCTGCCACTGGAACGACCTCTGGAGCGAAAGTAATCATTGAGACTGATACAGTCACAGGTGCGTCTCCATATATCTTTAACGTCTCTCTACGCTCCGTTTATGGCATGAACGGAATGATAGCTAATGGTAAAAATGCCTCTGGATTCCGTTCAATGGTTGTTGCACAGTTTACAGCTGTGTCTCTTCAAAAAGACGATAGATCTTTTGTAAAATATAATCCTGTATCGAGAACTTATGACGGAATCACGATCACAAAAGTCACAGGTTCTGAACTTGCATCAGGTTCATCTTCTACCAACCCAAATACTGTTTATCACTTAGATAGTAACGCTATCTATAGGAGTGGTTGGGAAACTACTCACGTTAAGATGAGCAATGATGCCATCATTCAGTTGGTGTCTGTTTTCGCTATTGGATTTAATAAGCACTTTATGTGTGAGTCTGGTGGTGACGCATCTATTACAAACTCAAACTCTAACTTTGGTCAGATTGCGCTTGTTTCTGACGGATTTAAGAAAGAAGCATTTGCAAAAGATGATCTAGGATATATTACATCTATTGTAGCTCCTAAGACTGTAGAAAAAAAGGAAAGAACTTTTGATTGGTTAGGTTTAGATGTTGGTTTAACTACATCTGTTGGTGTATCAAGTCACCTTTATCTGAAAAACTTTACTGATAGAGATAATCCACCAAGTGTTTTGATCCAAGGATACAGAATTGGTGCTAAGAAAAATGATAATCTATTTGTAAAGATTGGTGGTGTGGATTATTCTGCTCCAATTCTAATTACAGATAATATAGTATCAACCTCATCCACTATTGTTAGTGGACAGGGAACTAAGGAGAGAATTACTCCTATTGGAGGTCTCACTGAAAATGGAGAGTTCTCTACAGATCCAGCCCCACATAATTTAGTTACTGGTGAAAAGATTCGTATCTTTAGCGAAGATGGCGATTTGCCAGAAAACCTAGAAGAAAATACAATCTATTTTGCAGTTGTCATTGATAGTATTACATTTGAAGTTGCTTCTACAGAATCAGATGCTCGGAAAGGTGAAACTATTTCAGTCTATGGTGGAACAGGTTTAAGAGTTGAAAGTCGTGTATCTGATAAAGGTGTTAATGATATTGGATGTCCTGTATTATATGACCCCAACTACAATAACTGGTTTGTTCACGTAGAGGAAAATAATGATATCTACAATCAACTCCTAGACTCTGCTGGTGGTGTTACTGGAATTGGTCCACAGACATCAGAAACTTTTATTAAAAGAGTTCCTGATAGCAGAAACCTAAATGATAGGATTTATAAACTTAGATACTTTATACCTAAGGAAGCTGATCTAGGTAGAAACCCTGTTGAGGGATTTGTATTACAAGATAGTGCCACTACCAATGTAAGGACTGACCAAGACTTCACACTCACTGGTTTAAACTTAGATGATTATGACTACAATCGAAACGTAAGATATATTGCAACATGTAGTGTTAGTGGTTCAAATGTAGTCGTAAGATGTGAATTGCCACATGAATTGCATGTTGGTGATAAAGTACAAATTGTTGATGTTAAGAGTACCACAAATAGCACTGGTGCTGCACTAAGTGGATTTAATGGAGAATTCTCTGTCACTGATATTAATGACGATCAAACATTTACTTACGGAACAAACGATGTAGATGGTAACTCTAGACAACCTGGAGACTTTACTTCTGACATGAATACTAGAGTATCATTGATGCCTAGGTTCCAGAAAGTTAACAACCAAGTTAATGCTACAGTTTATAGATCTCAGGTAATTCAGAAGCATATCCCTAATATTAGTGATGGCATCTTCCACTTCTTAGCTCTATCTGCTGACAACAGTATCCCTGAAGAATTTACTGGTCAGAATTATCTACCCAAAATTGAAAACTTCTATCCACAACTTGATAGAGACAATCTAAGTGAGAACCCACCTTCAGCTAAGTCTTTCGCTAAGAGAGACCCTATGGGGGATGTTGCTATTGATGATCCAGAAAGCAGCATTACAAGAGAAACTGTTGATAAGATTAGTAGAGTTATTGGTGTTGGTAGATCTGTCATTTCTATTGAAAGAGACAATTCTAGTGGTATTACTACCCTAACTCTGGACAGAAGACATGGACTTTCTGGCATTGTAACATATAGTTCACTATCAGGTGGAACTGGATTTGCTGCAGGAAACTATTATAATGTAAAACTAATCAATGATGGAACATCTACATGGGATGGTGCAACATCTAAAGTTACAGTTGGATCTGGTGGTAATATTATTGGTGCAAAGATTATTTCTCCTGGTTCTGGATATGTAGATGGCGAAATTCTTAATTTTGATGGATTCTCTGGAGCATCACTGACTATTTCAAACAGTGGTATTTCTACTTCCGATGATAATGCCATTCAACTAACTGGTGTTGGTAAGACTACTGATGGCATCTATAGAATTACAAGTATCCCAGATGCAAATAAAGTTGCTTTTGCGATGACATCTGGTGATCCAAATGTTATGTTGAATCAATTTGTTGTAAATTCTGGTAAGTCAGTAGCAATTAGCACTATTACTAAAGTTGGTAATGTTAACACTATTGTATGTAATGATGCTCATGGTTTGATCTCTGGTTCAAGTCTTAAGATCGTAGACTCCTCAAACAATAATGTTGGTGAGTATAATGTATTAGAAAGAGTTGGTATTAATACGTTCACAATCACTACTAGCAATAATTTGCAGACAGATCCATTTATGGTTCTACCCTCAACATTCGCAGCTAGAGGTGGAAACATCAGTGATGAAACAGAATCACTAGGTTCTAGAGGTATAAATCTTTGGGATGGAGATTCTGGTTTACTTGGTAACGATCTAGGTTCTGGAAAAGATGATAATAAGATTGTAATTAACCTTGCAAACTCTGGCATCTCTACAACAGATAGATTCCCACTAGGAACTTATCTTGAGATTGATGGTGAAATTATGAGAATTGCAAGTTCTGAATTCTCAGGATCACTTAATAATGAATTGGTAGTTATTAGAGGTTATCTCGGTTCTAATACTAAGAATCATCAAGAGGGTGCTTTAGTTCGTAGAATTAAGGTATTTGGCACAGAACTAAGAAGACCATCTATCCTTCGTGCATCTGGTCATACCTTTGAATATCTTGGTTATGGTCCTGGTAACTATTCTACTGGTCTCCCACAAGTCCAGACAATTACTCTAACTGATAAGGAAGAATTCTTAACACAGTCTCAGAACAGATCAGCTGGTGTGGTTGTATACACCGCTATGAATAATGACGGTGACTTCTTTATTGGTAACAAGATTATCAATCCATCTACTGGTGAAGAGACAACCTTCAATGCACCCATTCCTAGTATTCGTGGCGAAGATCCTTCAGTTCTATCCGTTATCTTTGACGAGGTTGTTGTTAATGACAGACTAACTGTTGAAGGTGGTGCTTCTAAGACTATTCTATCTTCCTTCGGTGGTCCAGTTTCTGTTGACAATACACTAAATGTTTCTGGAAACACAACACTTGACGGAAACCTAGAACTAGGTAGTGATTTTAACGTACAAGGAAATACCAATATTGATGGTAATTTAAATGTTGCTGGTGTTGGTACATTTATCAGTCAACTCAATGCTAAAGCTGGTGCTGACTTTGCAAACATCAAAATTGGTGTTGGAGCTAGCACAAGTGTTATCACGACTGCAACTGGTGATCTAACACTACAATCTGATTCAACTAGTATTGTTAGAGTCAACGACAATATGGATGTTGTTGGCAAACTATCCGCAAACTTCCTAATTGTACCCAACATTCCACCCATCGGTGGTGTTATGAACTATGCAGGACATTCTTCTAAGATTCCTGCTAACTGGAAACTAGCGGATGGTGCTGAGTTGGATCAGGCAACATATCCAGATCTATATGATGCACTAACAAATGGTGGAATTGTCTTCCCATTCGGCGCAAATCCATCTGGAACTACATTCTTACTACCAGATTTGAGTGATAAGTTTGTTGTTGCTACTGAGGGATCATATGCAATGGGAGCATCTGGTGGATCTACTGATGCATTTACAGTTGCACACAACCACGTTATTAATTCTGTTTCCGCTTCTGATCATGATCATGGCACAAGTCAAGTTGCAAATCATGGTCACTCAATTCAAGCATCTGCAGATCATGCTCATAACGTAGTAGCAGCTGCTGCTCACGCTCATAATACCAACAATGCTGGAGCTCACGCCCATAATACTAACAATGCTGGTGCTCACAGGCATAATACCAGTGGTAATGGTGGTCACAACCACAATATGAATAATAATGGTAATCATGCACATAATTACCAAAGAGCAAATGGTAGTGTAGAGCGTGGTAATAGAAACAACCAGTCAGCAACTCAATCATATAGAAACCGTGGAACTGGTGGTGGTGGTGGTCACAACCACAACATGAGTAATAATGGTAATCATGGACATAACACCAACAATACTGGTGGTCATGGACATAACACCAACAATACTGGTGGTCACGCACATAATACCAACAATGCTGGTGGTCATGCTCACAATACTGTTGATGCTGGTAGTCATGCTCACGGCGCTGTTGATGCTGGTGGACATATTCACACCACAAATAGTGAAGGTGCTCACAACCATGACATTACTCCAACAGCTGCTGGTGTAAGTGGAACTAATGCAAATCTACCACCATATCTTGCATTATCATACATCATTCGCGTTCAATAATAAATACTAAAAAACACCAATATCGATGGCTAATTTTAAGAAAGTTTTAAATTTCAGAGAAGGTGTTCAGGTTGATGATAGTACGTTTGTTGTAAATGGATCTCTGGTTGGAATTGGAACATCAGTTCCAACCACTTTCTTTGATGTTAGAAATGAAGCCAACTTCACTGGTGTTGCAATTACTGACGTAACTGTTAGTCGCGGAGCAACTTTTACCACAGGAGTTAAAGCTGGTATCGTATCAGTCTTTTCAGGTATTATTACTTCATCCACTGGAACAGCTACAGATATCAAATTCTTTGGTGATGGAGCGGGATTGCAAAATATCCCAACATCTCAATGGATTGATGTTGATCTAGGTATTGGTGTATCTAGTGTTTATAATGGTGGAAATGTTGGTATTTCAACTCTAGTTCCACAATACACATTACAAATTGGTGACAATCCAGAAAGTATAGGTGCTAATGGTGTTGGTGTTAGAGAAGGAAATGTATATGTTTCAGCTGCTGTAACTGCAACTAGATTCCATGGTGATGGTGCTAATCTAACAGATCTTGATGCTGATAATATTACTTCTGGTATCGTAACTCAGGCAAGAATACCAAGATTAGAACTATCAAAGATTCCAATTTTACCAGTAGAGAAGTTAGAACAAAATCTAGAGTTTGCTGGTATAATCACTGCCGCTGAATTTAGTGGACCATTTACTGGTAATGTAACTGGTGATATTTTATCATCAGGTATCTCAACTTTTGTAGATCTAGAAGCAACTGGAACTGTAATTGCTACAGCTTCAACTGCTAGAACATTAACGGGAACACCCGACATTCGTGTTGGATTTACATCTGCAAACCATGCAGATCTAGGTATTGGATTAACAGTCAATCGTGCAAACATTACTGGAGATGCTAATGTTGGTGTACTAACTGTTACAGGAAATAGTTTCAAAGTTGGAACATCAGAATTTAATATTATTAATAGCAAGATTGGTATTGGTACTGATCAAGCAACAACATCCAAGGTTGTTATCACTGACACCGCAGATACTAGATTAGAAGTTCATAGTGAGTCTGGTTTTGCTGCTCTTAATATAGGCGGCAATTATGGTATTGGTGCTAGCACTGTAGAACTAAGATACAATGATGAAGATCTAGAACTATCAAACTATGCGACTGGTGATGTTTCATATTACCTTGGACGTGATCAATCTACTGCTAATGGAAACTTTAGGTGGTTAGAAGCTGATCCCGCAGTTGAGATTTTGACTCTTACTGGTGATGGTCGTTTAGGTTTAGGTAACACAAATCCACCTACAACTTTGAATGTAGTTGGCGGTGCTTCAGTAACTGGAGCATCTACATTTAGTAGTAAGGTTGATATTGCTGGTGATCTTCATGTTCAAGGTTCAATTAGATATAATAGCATTGTAGGCGTTGCAACAGCTAACGATCTCAATGTAAATAACATTGCAACTATTGAACAATTGGTTGTTACTAATGATGTAACATTACCTGATGTAGTTATCAATCTTAATAATACATCAGGTATTTCTACATTCTTTGATGTAAAGTTCATAAAAGCACCTGACTTCACTTCATTTGCCGACTTCAATTATGCGACAACTGCTGGAGTCACAACACTTAGAAATCTTGATACCTTTGGATTGACTGTTGGTGGAATTTCTACATTTTCGGATATAGCACACTTCCCACTTTTGCCAAGACTTGAAGTTACTGATCTAAGTGTTGCTGGAGTATCTACTTTTAATGATGTACGGATCAATTCAAGTATAGAAGCAGGTATTTCGACCTTTGCAGCTGGTATCGATTTTGGTGCTGGTATAGGCATTAACACTAGTGGTGCAAACTTTACTGGTATTGCAGTAACTATTGATAATTTGGATCTTGCGGGAAATCCACTTGTTTTCGGGCCTGATCAGAATTTTCTTACAACAAGTGGAATTTCAACATTCTCTTCTTTAGATCTTGGACAAACTCTCAGTGTTGGTTTTGGGGCATCTATTCCAGTAATTACGTCCACCCTTGAACTACAAGAAGATATACTTGTCAGTGGTATTGCAACTTTTGAAAATACAATAACAGCGGGTACTGTAAGACTTGGTACCACCTTTGAGGGTCGTGGAAAGATTGGTGCAGGTGTAGCAAACCCCAGAGCCGTAATTGATGTTGGTTTTGCCACTGATAGTTATATTCTACCTCCAGTGGTAACAACTTCTGAAAGAAATAATATTGATGGTGGTAACCCAGAAGCAGGAGCAATTATCTTTAATACAAGCACTGGTAAGCATCAAGGTTGGGATGGATCTAGTTGGAATAATTTCTATTAAAACTTGACAAGACCTTGAAATATGTGTATAATCTGGCTTGTCCAGGATAATAAAACATAATGAGCTCTTTAAAGAGTGTTGAAAGGCATCGTTATAATGGAAATAAAATAACAGAGACCAGGGTTCTAGAGTTTGAGCCATGGTCTTTTGATGATATTGAAGAAGTAATGAGTCTTATTCAAAAAGAACTTACTGTAGATCTATTGAAAGGAAAGAGATTAATGTACCCTAAAGATAAGGGTATGAATAGATTCTATGGTCATTGCTATCATTCTACTCAAGCATTATGTTTTCTTATCGATAGTGATGAGTTAGTATCATATAGTGGTGAAGATTATCGTGGTGAGAAACACTGGTGGTTGCAATATGATGACACTGTATATGACTGTACTGCTGAACAATACTGGTCAGTGAAAGCGAATCCGCCATATGATACAGGAAAGAAAACTAAATGGTATGGGTGGAAAGGCAGGCCACAACAGGTATCTCTTGAGTTATGTAAGAGAGTTCTTGGAGTGAGACTCAAAAAAGATTGGATAAGGGGTTGACAGGAGGCTCGTTCTGACCTATATTAGCTAAGTGATCAGGACAGGAGTTCAACTCCCGAGGTCATGTGTTCTATTCAATTCATTTAATGAATCCTACTATCAACATCTCCGTAGAAGTTCTTGCCATGTGGCAAAAGGTTCTTCTTACATGTAACAATCCTCTTGGTTTAACCGAAGAACTGTTACAAGAGTCTTTAGAGACTGCACCACCCAAAGAATATGCTGGTGCTAATTTCATGGGACGTTATATCATCCCACGTCAGTTTGTTCGTTATGATGAAGCACAACAACCTCGTGATAAGAACAATGACTCTGAGCACGTTAATAACCTGACCAACAACTTCAATACTGTTGGTTATCGTAAGGAATCTCAACCTCCTATTGCTTGCTTTGATTCACAAAGCACCAGTATCTACTCACTAAGAGCACAATCTGGTTTTAATCGTGATGGTGCCCTGAACAATCTAGGTCAAGAGTGTTACATCTTTGACATTTATGAGTATGAGGATGAGTATGCTGAAGTAGTTGCTCGTAACGTAAGCAATCACCACAGTAATCCTCAGATGGATCAAAAGATCCCTGATTATGTAAAAGAGGTCGTTAACGCTAAAGAGCGTGGTCTAATTGAGAATACTCAAGATGCTATTGATGCCTTTGTTGAAATTATTGCTGCTGATCGTACTGTAACGCAACGTAGCAAGATCAAGAAAGCTTCCTATAGTGAGTGTGAAGTTTTCAGTAACTTCCGTACTTATAATTCTACTGGACATGGCAAGAACACCTTGAATGGTTTCATTGCTGCTCAAAACCTTGCTAAACAGGGTATTGAAGGTCGCTCTAAAGGAGAGATTCAGACACAGGGTTATATTGTATATTGCTCTGGTGCTGGTAACAACAAGTCTGTATGGGCTCGTGCTATTAGTAACTCTGTCAAGTATGGTGTACCTGTCTATGTGATAGGATACTCTCAGAATCGTGTAGACGATCTTGAAGAGTTTCGTAGTAAGTTCATTGCTGATTGGAATGAACAGAAAGAAACTTGGGTGAAGTTTGCCATGAGTATCTTCGATGATTGTGGTGAGTTTGATGAGTCTCGTATTCAAGTCAAGTTGGCTGGATTCAAGGCGCAGTATATTAAACCAGATCCTAATGATAAGGGTCGTCCTACTGAACAAAACATCGTCGATATGTATGGTAATTCTATTCAGTTTGATCCTAAAGCTGACTGCATCACTCTGACTCAACCCTGAGTCCATGTGACAATCTGCAAACTGGTTAGGGGGCCCTTCACAGGGGCCCCCTTTTCTGTTATAATAACTGTATCAACGCAAGAGAGCATGACCACCACCCTTCGCCCCCACCAGAAAAAAGCAGTTAATGCAATGTGGGACAACAGCAGAGGTCAGGTGATCATCCCTACGGGTGGTGGTAAGACCATTTGCATGATCGAAGATGCCATGACTAACATGGAATTGATT